GTGAGGTTGATGACGCGTGCTCTTTTTTTGTGCAATCGGCAAAAACTGGCCATTGTAGACAAGCCAAGTAGGGTATTGACCGGCACATGTTGCCGAGTTTACTACTGGCGGTGTGGCAAATCAGAATAAACGAGCATCGTATAGCCAGACTGCCAAACATTTTGGCGTAAGTGTTTCCGCTGTTCAGTTTTGGGAACGAAAAGGCTTTGACCGAAACTGGTCTACAGAAGAGCAGGAAGCGTGGCGCAAAGAGTATACATCGGACCGAGTCGTAGAGCCTCCGTTGGCAAAACCGAAACCTGACGAACCAAAACCGGAAAAGACCGCCGCACCGCCGGTCGATTACAAAGAAGCGAGAACTGCAAAGCTCCAAAAAGAAATCGAGCGACTCGACCTGATCATCAAGCGCGAGAAAGGCGAGCTGGTACTGGCCGCCGAGATGCGCGAACTGGGCACCCGGGTCGTCAGCGTCTGGTGCTCCGAACTCGACGCGCTAGTTGGCGACCTACCTGGGCAACTGGCCGGACTGACCGAGGCCGAGATCCAGCCAAAGCTCAAAAGCCGGATTGAGTTGCTCAAGGCCAACGCTCGGGAGGGCTTTGCCGGACTATGACCCCTTTCTTGCAGGGATGCTGTTCCGGCGTCCGGCTGGCGTACACCGGCGATCCGCTGGACTGGATGGAGCAAAACGTCCGCTTCCCGCACTCGTCCCGCTCGACTCACTTTGACCGGCATACAGCGCCTTGGTGGAACGCGGTGTTCCACGACTTCGCCGACCCTTCCTGTCGCCAGACGTTCGTCCAAGCCTGCACTGGAGCAGGCAAGAGCACGGCACTGGAGGCGCTGGTATGCTGGGCAGTGGCTCAACAACCTGGGCCGATGCTGAGTATCACCCAGACCGATGCGACCAGCGCGGAATGGATGGCAACCAGGTTGATGCCGGTACTCAACGCCTGCGAACCGCTCCGGGGGCTCATGCCATCAAACCGGCATCACACTAAAAAGGACGGCATCTACTTTGCCCACATGCCGCTGATGTTAGGCGGTGCCAACACCAGCAACGCACAGGAAAAATCGGTGCAGGTGCTTTTCTTGGATGAATGTTGGCAATACTCCGACCTCATCACGCAATTCAAAAAGCGGTTGCACGACCGCTGGAACGGCTACGCGCTGCTGACAAGCCAGAGCTTTGAGGAGCCGCATCAGCTAACCGAGGAATGGAGGTCTGGCGAAGAGTTTCAGTGGTGCCATCGGTGCCCCGGCTGCGAGGAGTGGGTAAAACCGGCGTGGACGGACATCAAATACGATGAATGCAAAAACGAGAACGGAGAGTGGAACTGGGGCGCGCTTGTCAAAACGGTGCGGCATGAGTGTCCACACTGTGGGCACGTCACTCCTGACACGACGGCAGCCCGCCGGGCACTGACGCAGCGCAGCGAATGGCGCAGCGAGGGCAACGACCACGTCGAGGGCTACCGCTCCCGCCGCGTTTCCGCCCAGTCCGTGTATTGGATCCGGTGGGCTGACCTTGTCATTCAATGGTGCCAGGCTTCCGACGCTCGACATCTCGGGGTGTTGCAGCCGACCAAGGATTTCCGAATGCAACGGCTTGCAGAGCCTTGGAAACTGGAAGAGGAACTCCCAGCGCTGGAGCTAGAGGCGTCGGAGTATTTCGTGAACGAATGGCAGGACGGGCGACCGATGCCGGACGAGGCCGCTCGAGTTTTCACCGTGGACTGCCAACAGGACCACTATTGGGGCATCGTGCGGGTGTGGCTTAAAAACGGGCACAGCCGCCTTTTGTGGGCTGGTAAAATCCTGACCGTTGACCAACTCCGTGAGATCCAGACGCGGTTGAAGGTTCCAGACAAGCGCACGCTGCTGGACGCGGGAAATTCATTTCACGGGCGGGTGTACGATACCTGCGCGAAATACGGGTGGACCGCCTTGGTTGGCCGCGCAGAGGATCATTTTACGGTGCGCGGGCAGGACGGAAAACCGATCCGCCGGTACTACTCTGCCCCGGATCGCGTGGTTGCGCCGACCACCCGGGACGCTGCTGGGAAGCGCGTGTTTGTCACCTTCTTTTACTGGGCGTCGGATCCTATCAAAGACATCCTAGCCAACCTCCGCAACACGGGCTCGCCTGTTTGGGAATTCCCGCAGGACGCACCGCCCGAGTACGTCCGGCACCTCAATTCCGAGCGCAAACGAGCGACGGTGGACAAGCGCACCAAGAAAACTAGGCTGCGGTGGACCGCTACAGGCAGGCCTAACCACATGTGGGACGCCGAGGCCATGAACGTGCTCGCCGCGCAGATTCTCGGCATTCTGCCCGATATGATCTCAACCGCGCCGGAGGTTGACGAGCCTGCACCGGACGGCTAGTCTGCAATCTCAACCAAAAACCACCCTTTTGCGGGGGTGGACTCCGGGCAACTTGCCCCCGGCTCCCGAGTGGGATGTCCGGGGGTTTTGCTTGTCCCGATAGGCTTGGATAGATGGCTCCCGACCAAAAACTCCTGCTCCAGGTCTTCTTGACGCGTGACGTTGCCGAGTTGCGGGCCATCGTCTCCCAAAAGTTTGACCTAGTCAGCGCTGGCAAAAGCTCGCTGGTTTCTAGCAGCATTGATGGCGCTTCGTTCCAATTTAACGTGGGCGGCACGCTCAGCCCGTTGGACGTAATGATGCTGGCGCAGCAGGCGCTTAACTATAAAGCCGCAGGGATCAACGCGCCGGTGCGACGCACCCAGGCTTATTTCATATGACTTTTCTGGACCGCATCAAGAAAATGGCGGGGTTTGGCGCGCCGAAAGTGGGCGCAAACATCGGCGGAGCATACCGCAGGCAGCGACTCGTTGAAGGCGGCGTGTGGGCGGAACCGTGGTGGAGGAACCACACCCAGAGCATTTCCAAAGAATTGACCGTTGGGGAATGGCGCACGGTCAACTCTGCCGCGCGCAAGCTGTACTGGAACAACGGCATGGTGAATGCCGCGATCGACCAGAAGTCCATGCTCAGCGTGGGAATGGCAATGCGACCGATTTTTGTGGGTGCCGATAAGGAGTGGGGCAAACAGGCCGAGGCCGTGTTGCTCGACTGGTTCCAGATTGCCTACATCGACGGGAAAAGCTGGTGGGAAGGGCTGCGGCTAGAGTCCACCGCGATTGACCGCGAAGGCGACCTGCTGACGATCCTGACGACGTCGCAAAACGGTTACCCTCAATTGCAGCAGGTGCCGTGGCATCAAATTGGCTCCCGGGGGGACGATGGAGTTTTGACCGAGGGCCGGTATCGCGGGCTGCGGATTTACAACGGAGTGATCCTGTCCAAGACTAACCGCGCTATTGCCTACCGCGTGCTGGGCGAAGACCAGAGTGGCGCGGAGGATCGGGACATCCCGGTGCAGGCGTGCATGCTGACGATGGACCCGCGCGAGGTCGACCAAGTGCGCGGGATTTCCGCGTTTGCTCCCGCCATCCGCGATCTCATTTCACTTAAGGACCTCGGGGATGACATTCAGTCCGCTTCCCGAATGGCTGCCAAAATCGGGTTGCTTGTCACCAACCAGCAAGGCATGGCTGACGCAAGCGACGCATATCAAGCGCTCACGGAAACCAACATGCCGCAGTGTGGTCCCGGGTTGCGCATGACCCCGATGGCCGGTGGCCGCATCGAGTACCTGACCGCCGGAGCGGGCGAATCCATCGACCAGATTGACGCCAAGATTCCGACCGAGGCTCAGGACCGCCTGCAGGAAAGACTCATCCGCAACGCACTGCTGGCCGCGCAATGGCCGCCGGAGTTTGGCTGGGACATGTCAAAACTGGGCGGGGCTTCCGCGCGAATTGTGTTGGAACAGGTCAACCGCATCACGTCCGAGCGCCATGCTTACCTAGCCGCGTTCTGCAAGCGCAGGTGCGCCTACGCCGTGGCCCGCTTTGTTGAACTTGGGATTTTGCCGGAGTATCGGGGAACCGATCGGGACCGGGGCGGCGCGTATCAGTTCCGGTTCACCGAACCAGCGCGATTGACTGCCGATTCCGGCTACGCTTCTCGCGACGCAATCGAGGCTTACCGCGCAGGGATGCGCAGCATGACCGACATTCTCGCCAGCGGTTCCAAGACACTTGAGGAGCACCTGGACGAAGTGGAACGCGAGGAAATCGAAATCAAAAAGCGGGTCGAACGCTCTGGACTAAGTCGAGACGTGTTTGGACTTTTGACTCCCAACGGCAATCCGCCGACAACCGCCCCTACAGAATGAAATTTCAACGCATCATTGAACAAGTTTTTTACCGACCTTGGCTCATCACGCCGGGCGGCTACGCAGCAGTGCGCAAGCTGGTGGAGGCGCGGTTGGTGCGCGCCAACGGGGACGAGTACGAGGGGATGATGAAATCCCAGCGCGAACCGATGGAAATTGACGGGCAGGGAATCGCGCACATTTGCATTGAAGGGACACTCGCCAAAGGAATCAGCGCAATCGAGGCGTGTTGCGGCGTTTGGGATTACGAGTGGGTGGCCGAGGACCTAGAAAACGCAATGGAGGCAAATGTCCGGGGCGTTCTTCTCGAAATCAACTCGCCAGGCGGCAGCTGCTCGGGCTGCTCAGAAATTACCGACCTCATTCAGTTTCTGAAGGTCCCGATCGTGGCCTACTCCGACGACACCGCCTGCTCTGCCGCGTACAACATTGCAGTCAGCTGCGACAAAGTATACGGCTCAATCGGTTCAACCTGGGGCAGTATCGGCACAATCATCCCATGGACGGACCAGTCCGGCATGTTCGAGGAGGAGGGGCTTAAATGGGATCCGATTACGTCAGGCCCGCTTAAAGGTGCAGGCATGGGACCATCCTTGACGCCAGCGCAGCGCGCCAGCCTGCAGCAGCTCGTGGACGACAGCTTTGCACAGTTCCGGGACAACGTTTTGCGCAACCGGCTCGTGGGGGATGAGTACATGACTGGCGCAGCTTACTTGGCACCCCGAGCACGGGCCGCAAACCTTATTGACGGCATCGGAAATCAAGAGCTTGCGTACCAGACTTTGCTTGGTATGGTGTAGCCGTTCAGTTTGTTCATTGGGTTCAGGCCCGCTCTGGTATTCATGGCCGGAGCGGGCTTTTCCTTGTCCCGACTTGCTTGGTTGTATGGAGTCTCCTGCAACCCTCACCGACGCGCTGGCCGCGCTCTCTGCCGCGCAGGCAGACCTCGCCGCGCTTAACGCGCTGACCGCCGAGCACTCGGCAGTTGTCGCCAATTTCGAAGCAGTCAAGGCCCGCAGCGCGGAACTCTCCGCTGCACTGGACCTTGCCAACGCCAACAACCGCGACCTGGCTGCCGCGCTCGACGCGATGAAAGCCGCTGAGGCTGACGCAGCCGCAAAAGCTAACGCGATCGTGGCAAATCTGGGCGTGGCTCCCGTGGCCATCGTTCCCGAAGAACTTTCCGCGCCGAAGACCCGCAGCGAACTCTGGGCGCACTACATGACTCTGGGTTTTGTCGAGCGTAATGAGTTTTACGCCGCGAACCGGAAAGCAATGCAGCTCTAACCCTCACACACTAAATCACTATGGCCCTCAATGGCGTTTTCCTCGCACAGATTGCTCAGCAATCGCTCCCATTCCTGACCAACGCGTTTGCTCCTCTCCGGGGCATTACGACCGACTTTAGCACCGACGTCGCGTCCGCTGGCAGCTCGGTGACCACCCGCTTTGCAACGGTTCCGTCCGTTGTGGACATCACCTCCGCTGGCTACGCTCCGGTGGCCGGTGATACGACCGCTCGCACGATCTCGCTCGACCAGCATCGCGGCGTGACGCTGGGCTTCACCGATATCGAAGTCCTTCAATCTTCGGTTAATTTCCGCAACCTGTTCCTGACTCCCATGTTGCAGGCCTTGGGCGCTGACATGTTCGGGCAGCTGTGGAATTTGGTGACTGCGGCAAACTTTGCGCAGACCCCTCTTTCCTCCAGCGCAGCCAATTTTGACCGGCAAGACGTGATCGACCTTGGCGTGACGCTGACGCAGACGCTCAAGGCTCCCAAGATGGGCCGCAGCGTCATCATCAACCCGGCTTACTACGGCGCGATTTCCAAGACGTTCATCAGCGCGGAAATCCCCGGCATCACGCCTTTCAAAGCTGAAGGCACCGTGCCGCGTGTTTCGGGGTTTGATATTTACGAGTCCGACCTTTGCGACGCGAACAGCGAAGCACTCGCCGGGTTTGCTCTGCACTCCAGCGCGCTCA